ATGTCAAGGTCCTACCGCCAATTTTACGCCCTATGTCACCAGAACAGGAACTTGGTCAGATCCTTATGAACCATGGTTCAATGACCCTGTATATAATAACGCTGATAATAATGATGACGGTATCCCTGACTCTCCTGGTGAGATCCTCTATTATATACCTACTCGCACAGGGCAGAAGGCAACCCAAAACATAAATCTAGGGTTCTCTGCAACACTATCGTTCCCCCTAGATAAAGAATTACAAGCACAATGTAAAGAAGCAGCAGCAGCAAATATAGCAGCAGTACAACAGAATACTGCTAACAAAAGACTTGACTTTGAAATAGCCAGATTAAAAAATTGTGGAGAATTGATGAAAGCTGGAATCATGTTCCATCCAAAGTCACCTTACTATGCAGTATGTGCTGACGTAGTATTAGTAAATCCACCTGGCGTGGTAGGACAGCACGTACATGAAATACCTGAACCAACAGGTGATGCAAGCACTCTAAAAGAAATTAGTATCGGAAATGCAGATTAAATTCAGAAAACAATTTGGCAAGGGCACAGACCCATGGTATGCCAAAGCAGAGAGATATGTATATAAAAAATTCAAGAACCCCTACCTACAGCATCTTGCTATAGGTTTTATAGTATGGTTGAAGCAGAAATGGATTGATATAAAGATTGAAAATACAATGACAGATGTCGATAGACAAATCAAAGAAATCAAAGAGGAGTGGGATGAAGAGGATAGAAAACAGTTTGCTCCTGAGTATACAGAAACACCCTCAGAAGTAGAAGGTCTAAATGATATGTCTATTTCTTTTTCAACTTCAAAGGAGGAAGACCCTTCTTAGCACGATAAGCATTAGCCTGTATCTCAGACTTAGATAACTCACGATGACTACCTAGTTTTTTCTGGACAGTGGTCGTGAGTTTTTTTATGGCAGGTTTTATGAGTCGTAACAAGAGTGGTGTTGCTGCAGCAGATGCTGTTGCAACCACAGCTATCGCTGCAGTCACACTTACTTGATTTGTAGATGGTAAAAATTTCTCTGCTGCTGTAGTTTCTTCATACAATACCACACAGGTAGTACCTTGCAGTTCGTGTCCTACTACCTTCTCTTCACCATTGGTAGTCAAGTCTCCTACTCGTGGTTGATTGGGAGCAGGGCACTCTGTCTCAGTATTAGGTATCTCTGGTGGCTTTACCTCTGGTGTGCCTGGTGGATCTGGTGGTGGTTCTACAGGAGGTGGTGGCACCTCTGTGGTTATGGTAAGTTGTTCTGGTGTATAGTCCATCGCATTGAACGATGGTGTGCCAGCGTCGCAAAAGGTGACAGTATCATCGTCCTTTGCTAGTTGTTTGTTCTTCGTACCACCTGGCTCAGTTTTATTCAGTTCATGTGCTTCAACACAGCCAGGCATATCTACAATCGGTTTTCCAATCTCAACAGTTACTGGAACATATACATGTGGAGGTCTCACATGAAAATTCTCAATAAAAATATTGGGGATTTTGAATGACTCTACCCCCACGTCAGGTATAATTATTGGATCATATTCCACGTATATCTCTCAGTTCTTGGAAGTCTTTCTTCTTTGTGCCACCATCATACTCCCATGCATATCCTTCAGTTATCATCTCTTCATTGAGAGATATATCAGAAGTGCCAACGTATAACCAACCAAGAAGCCTACCATACTTACCCACGCCACCCTTGAGTTCGGTTCTAATAGTAAGTTCATCGTCTCCTTTGATAGCAGAATCAAGTTTACCTTTCAACCAATTGGTTGCATCTATACCTAACGCCTTCTCTTCTAAATCTCTTGTTCTCTTCTCTGGTGTATCTACCCCTGCTACACGGACTCTCTCCTTCTTCATCAAGTCAAACCCTAGATCAATAGTTACATCAATGGTGTCACCATCTACAACTCTGTTGATCTTTACAACTCTAAAATTGTAACAACTCTTCCTACTAGGAGGTATCATCTTCGCCATCTCTCATCTCCATGAATGACATACGAAGTATATAGTAGATGTACCATGAGACTGTAACAAGTAGTATAACAAGCATCCAAATGACACCCCACACTACCATCAGCAAGAATGCTCCTCTAATATAGGTTCTCCTACCTCTACGTAATTCAGTTCGCTATTATATACCCAGTGCATCTTAGTCCATATATTATTAAACTCTTCTTCATCCAAATCTTTCAATAGTATTCTATCTTTCCAATAGATGTGATACCTCATTGCCAGTATTCGTCTAGTACATCAAAAACTTTATGCATGTATTTATTAGCACCAGTGCACTCCCACTCACCCATCTCTCCTATCTCACACTTATAATCTAACTCTCTCTTGAGTTGCATCAACTTATTAGTCATTGCAACCTTGTCTAACCTACCGTTCATCAGTCTTCTCGTATACAATACTCCGCAGCATGTGGATTATCAAACCCTTTTAGGTCTTCCCTTGCTTGTCTTATAGCATTGTATGCATCATCTGCATACTCACAGATTTCATGATGATGATTGAGGTTATCGTGATAACCTACAGTGTAGTGGGACATGATAGTTTCAACTCCAGTACATAATTATATATTATCATGCACCATGATCATGCACTAACTTTTTTTTGGATCGGACACAATGTTGAGTGGTGCTGATTCAATTCTAATTGTCTGTGCTGGTGCTGTCTGTGATGCTTTCTCTATAAGCATCTCCATATCTTTCTTACTTATGTTATTACTCGCACTACTTGCACCATTT